AAAGGAAAAAAAAAATTTTGCGAAAAGATATTTCTCTTGGCTCGATTTTAACCAAAGAGTCCTTAGTTGTAGTTTAAAAAGCAATATACCATTCAATGAGAGAATGAATTTCTTAGGTATAACGGAAAGTAACTTAGATGAATTTATTGGAGTGAGATTTTCTAATGCTTACAATAATAAGAATGAAGAACCGTATAAAGAATTACTTAAAGGTATAAAGAAATTCTTTAATCATCAAAATTCTACATTCAAAATATTATTAAAAGAATTAAAGAGTAAATATAATATAGTATTATCTACTCCTGATAAATTATCTAAGAAAGAAAAAGATAAATTAAAAGAAGTATATGATGAAATGATATTTCCATTAATAACACCTATCGATATTAGTGATGGAAATTATAATATAACTTCTGGTACAGTATGTATTTCTGTTATAGTTAAACGAGGTGGTAATGATAGATTAGTCATTATACCATTATTAAATAATATAGGTAGATTATATCAAATTGGTGATAATATCCTTTTAGTTGAGGATATTATCACATTCTTCATGAAAGATACTCTATTTATTAACCAAGAAGTAATATCTACTAGTGTATTTAAAATTATTAAAGATGCATCTGTTATTTTATCACATGATGAAAGTAAATTCATTGTAGATAGAATGATAGATACTCTTAATAAAAGAAATACATCTAAATCTTTATTCTTAGAGTTGAGAGATAATACAGATGAAGAAATGGAGAAATTATTATCTACTATATTTAAAATACCAAATAATCATATCTATAATAAGAAGACTGTAATTGATTATAAGGTATTTAGTAAAGAAAAAATATTGGGAGTTAAAGAGAGTTATAAATCATTTGATCCATTTCAATATGAGAACTACGAGAATTATTATAATATATTTGATGCTATTAATAATGAAGATATTTTATTACATCATCCTTATGATAGCTATGATACAGTAGTTAAGTTTATTCAACACTCTGCTATTGATCCAAATGTTGAAGTAATAAGACAAACTCTTTATAGAGTATCTAGCATTAATTCTCCTATAGTAAATGCTCTATGCGATGCTGCTAGGAATGGTAAATCAGTAGTAGTACTGGTAGAAATAAAAGCTAGATTTGATGAAGATAATAATATAAAAGTTATTGAGAAACTTCAGAGAAATGGAGTTAAAGTTGTACTTGGTGAAGAGTATCTTAAAACTCATTGTAAGATGTGTATAGTAGTTAGGAGAGAAGAAGATAAACTTAAAATATATTCTCATGTTGCTACTGGTAACTATAATGAGAAAACTGGTAAGCTATATACAGATTTATCATATTTCACATCTAAACAGAAAATTGGTAGAGATTTATTAATGATATTCTCTATTCTTAGTGGTAATAATAAACCTGACGAAGGATTAAATAAAGTTTTTTATGCTCCTGTGAATTTAAGAAAGCAATTAGAAAAATGTATTGATAGAGAAATATCCAATGCAAAGAAAGGTAATAAAGGAGAAATATTTATCAAAGTAAATTCTTTATCAGATATAAGAATGGTTAATAAATTATATGAAGCTGCTGATAGTGGTGTTAAAATTAAAATAATATGTCGAGGAGCTTGTAGTATTATTCCTAGAAAGAATATAGAAGTTAAATCTATAGTAGGAAGATTTCTTGAGCATAGTAGAATTTATTATTTTAAGAATAATAAACATCCCGAGTATTATATAAGTAGTGCTGATTTATTAACTAGAAATTTAGATAGAAGAGTAGAAACTCTAATATCATTAACTGATTCAAATGTAATAGATGATTTGAAATGGATTATTGATGTATTAAATGAAGATCAAATCAATAGTTATAAAATGAATGATAAAGGTAATTGGATTAGAGTTAAAGGAGATTTCGATTCTCATCAATGGTTAATAGATTATTCAGATGAGAAGAAAAGGAAAAAGAAATGGAAATGATTATAATATTTCAATGATGTAACATCTTTATAGAAGTAATAAGTAATATAAATTTTATGAACAGAGAATCCCTATCGACGGGAAATAAAAGTAGTTGCAATAAAGCCTATTGTGATACTTAGACATTGATAAATCTCCAAAGAAAATTTTTATTATTACAAATTCCAAAAAAGTAACGACATACTTATTACTTCATGTAACAATTAGACTGCAGGTTTTACTCCACCTGCAGTCGTTTATTTTTTTTTCTATTTATTCTTGTTTATCTGATTTACCCCCTAAAAACACTGGTATAATGGGTTATTCCTATACATTATACTTATGAAAGGTTGGTAAAATCTATGGCTAAAAATGGATCTAAAGCCAATTTTCTAAAAATGTCAAATAAGAGTATTAATACTAGATGGTTGCAAAATGCAATGAAAAGTATTGGTATTAGTACAAAAAATGTAATTAAAGATATAACCCCAAATATATTTGATACAGTTACTTCAGGTGCTGAAATAGGTAGAGATTTCGTAACCTCTACCAGACAAAATTTATCATCTATAAATAAAGTATCAGATACTATAAGGGGTAACAGATATGTTCAATATGCTGAAAAAGCATATAAGAACGCATTAACAGATATTAAATCTGGTAATTTTAATAATGAAGACCGAGCAGATGAAGCACTTATGGCTTCTATGGGATTCGGTGATATGGATGGTGATGGTACCAGCTTTGGAGATGATGGTGGAGATGGCGGTAATACTTATAATGTATACCAGAACACAGGTACATCTGAAGCTGTAGTAAAACTTAGCGACCAAGTACAAAGAGGTCAGGTTGCTCAAATTAAAATGCAGAAAGCTAGTATGGATGCATTTATTGCAGTTCAATCAACTACAATGCATCAATTAGCAAAAAATCATGCAGAGATATTAAATCACCTAAGTAATATTTCATCAGAATTATCTTCTATAAATTCTTTTAATAATGAGAATATGACTAAATTTATAGAAAGCTCATTAGCTTATTATGAAAAGATGGGAAGATTGACTGAAGAAGAAAAACCTACTAATCAAAAGCTAACAGTAGCTGATATAATGGGTAATAAAAATGGTGGTATTAATCTAAAATCATATAAAGATTATGTAAAGCAAAACATGAAAAAAGCATTCAGTAAAACTACTACTGGTATGGTAGCTGGATTGCTTGATAATGATATGATGCTAGACCAGCTAGTTTCTAACCCATTAGGTATGGGAACTGAAATGCTTATTAGCTATATAATGCCAAAAATGTTTGTAACTACATTACAGACATTGGAAACTACATTTTCTCATGCAATGCCTAGATTACTTTCTAAAATAGGTGATTTAGCAGATACACAAGGAAATGATTTTATATCTGGAATTAAAAGATTTGTCGGTGAATCTTTTGGTGCTAGAAATGATAAAATAAAATCATTTAAAAAAGCTGATATAGATAAAAAAGCAACTCCATTTGATGGTGAAACTAAACACGCTATAACAGAAATAATTACTAAAGAACTTAGAGAGCAAACTGCATTACTTAAAGTTATTGCAAGTAAAGGAAATAAAAATGCTCTTAAACAAATGAGAGACCAAGAAGAATTCTTTGATGAGAATACTGGTAGATATATGAATAGAGATAAGATGAATATGAATCTTGCTCAAGAACTTCAATTATCTATCAATAGTGCATTTGCTGAATCTAAGTTTGGTGAAAATATCAGTAAGATAGTTACTGATTTAAAAATGCCTGAAAATGTAAATGATAAAAAGGCAATGGATAAATATAAGAAAACTCGTGATGAATATGAAAGAACTATTCAAGAGTTATTCTTAAAGATTGAAAGAGAAAATAGAACTGTTAGTTTTCCAGTATTAATAGAGATAATGAATTCTCTTGGAGCACATTCTTCTGTAAAAGAAAATCTTATAGATTATGCTATGAAAATGTATGCTACTGATTCTAAAAGCATTAGTGATATTGATAATGCTAGATTCAGAGCTCAAGCAGAAAGAAAAGATGCTGTAGAGAGAATGACTGATGCTAGAACGGTTAATCACCTAGACCATTCATTATTTAATGGAATGGAAATTGATGATGCAATGGATAAAATCCTTGGATATGGTAAATATGCTCAAACCAAAGGAAAAAATAAGAGATTAAAATCTGCAAAAAAAGCTTGGGTTAATGAAGACTTCGATGCTCATGAACAAGCTGTAATGGAGCAAGGATATTCAAATCTGCCATACGCTCGTACTGGATATAATGGTACTATAGGAGAAAGATTACAACAATTCGGTTCAGATATTAGAGAAGGATTTAGGAGAGGTAAGCAGACAACTGGTGATAATGTAGATAAACTAGTTGGTACTATTAAAGGTACATCAAAAGCTGCTATAAATGCAACTAAATCTTTATTTACTGGTGATATAAAGGGATTATTTGGAGATGCTGCTTCTTATATAGAAAAGACATTTTCAGATATTACTACTAGAGCTAAGTTATTTTTCTTTGGTGAAAAGGATGAAGAAACTAATAAAAGAAAAGGTGGAGTATTATCTGATTTATATAATAATGTAAGAGGATTCTTTAACGATACTATTGATAAAGTTAATGCTAATTTTAAATCTATTGGTAATTCTATCAAAGATGGAATTATGCTTAAAATATTTGGTAAAGTAAAAGATCCAGAAACTGGGAAATATGTAAAAGACGATAATGCTGAAGGACCATCATTATTTGATAAAGCTAAAGACTTATTTACCAATGGTATAACTGGTTGGACAAAAGCTTTTTTTGGTGATGAAAATACTAAAGAGCATATAGAAGAAGGAAAGAATAAAGCTAAAGAAGTTATTGGTTTCTTAAAGAATAATGCTGATGCTGGAGCAACTGGTGCTGCAATCGGTGCTGGTGTTGGAATATCAATGGGTGGATTTTTGGGTTCAGTTATTGGTGGTCCTTTTGTTGGTGCTGGTATCGGTGCTATTGGTGGATTCTTATCAAGAAGTGAGAAATTCCAGAAATGGATGTTTGGTGAAGTTGACGAAGAGGGAAATGAAATTTCCAAAGGTATTATATCACAACAAACACAAAAATTCTTTAAAGATAATAAAGATCATCTAATTGGTTCTACTGCTGTTGGAGCTGGAGTTGGAATGCTCACAGGTGGTGGATTATTAGGTACTTTAGTTGGTGGTCCTGTTGGTGGAGCTATTATGGGATTGGCTGGAGGAATTCTAACTAAATCTCAAATGTTCCAAGATTTCTGGTTAGGAAATCCTGAGAAAGGACAAAAAGGATTAAAGAACGCTATTGCAGATGCATGGTCTTCTCATTTCGGAGGAAGTGATAAGAACACCCTAGAAATAGGTGAACAAGGCATGCAGGCTATTGGTATGAGTGCAACTGGTGCTGCCGCAGGTGGTGCTGTTGGATTACTTATGGGTGGTCCTGTTGTTGGTGCTATAGCGGGTCTTAGTTTAGGAATCGCATCTCAAGGTAAAAACTTAAAAGAATTCTTCTTTGGTAAAGAAGATGGTTTAGATTTAGGTGATGGAGAAAAAGTTAAAAAGCAAGGTATATTTGGTATTATTGGTAATACTATAAATGCAAATATATTAGGTCCATTAAAAACTGAATTTAAATTTATGATATCAGATGCTCTTAATGTATTAGAGCATAAAATACTTGCACCTGTTGGATTTGCTGCTGAATTTGTAGCAGATAAATTAGGTGGATGGGCAGCTAGTCTTGCTCAAAAAACTGGTAAGTTCTTCTTAGGATTAGGAATGTCTATTAAGAATACTCTTGCTGATTTATTTTCACCAGTTACTGAAGGAATAGGTAATATTCTGTCAAAAGGTGTTCATACAGTTTATAGTGCATTAGCAACAGCTGCTAAAGCTCCTGGTGCTATTATAACTGCTACAATAAAAACTTTTAATCTTGCAGAGAAATTTAATAATTTCTTACCAGTAAAGGTTGTAAAAGGATTTATTAAAGATGTAGGAACTCTTATTAAAACTGGAATTAAATCTGGTATACAGATGCTCTTCAAGGGAATATTCAATATCCTTAAAATGCCATTTAAATTATTAGCTGGTGTAGGTAAAGCTACTAAATGGGCAGCTAAAAAAATAACTGGTATTAAAGTTGGTGATAAAACTATTGGAGAGAGAATTAAGGGTAGACTTAATGGTACTACATGGGCTGAAAACTTCCGTCAAGCTATGGCTGAAAGAGGAGGTTTATTTGGTACATTAAGTGAAAGAATGAAACTCAATAACGCTGATTATAATAAGAGAAAAGAAGAAATTAAAGCCCAATACGAATCTGATAAAGAGCTTAATGCTAATGCTAAAGTTATTAGAAAAGCAACTAAAGGTCAATTTGGTGAAGATTCCGAACAAGCTAGAAAATGGTTAAGAATGAATGACCCTAGAGCATATGCTAAACTTAAAGGAGAATCTGCTGATGTTAGAGCTTCTATGACTGTAGAAGAATTATCAAAAGCAAATCCTAATAAGCTAACAGATGAGGGTAAACAAACATACTTCTTGAAAAATATTTCTGATGCTGTTCAAACTATTATTGCTAATATTAAGGGAGAATCTAAAGCAGTCAATAATACAGCTCAAGCTCAAAATGTTATGGGTGCATTGAATGGAATGAGAACTGATGATCTTCGTAAAGAAGCTGAAGCTAGAGGAATTTCATTTGATGAAAATACAACAGATGACGAGTTGAGAACTCGTATAGCTAATTCGGTAGAAGGAAGTAACGGCAGAGAAACATCTGCTCCAACTACTGGTTCTCAATTAGGTAATGATGTTGTTAGAAGTGTTAATAAGGTTACTCGAGGTGTTAAGAAAACTTTTGCCGGATTAGAGACTGTTAAGCATGTAAAGCATATGTTTAAATATTTTACAGCTAGTAAAATAGATAAACTTATTATGAGTGCTACTGGTGGTAAATATGATAAAGATACCGCTGCTGCTAGAAAATATATAAAGCAACACGATACTCGAGCATATCTTAAACTTATTGACTTAACTGGTTCTGAAGAACCTACAGAAGAAGATGATGAGGTTGAGGATGTACAAGATGCTGCAATGGAGTCTGGTGAGAATGTAGAACAGCACTCTATTGGTGGATTAATTAAAACTGGATTATCTCTTGTTGGAGAAAAAGGTGCAGAGTTAATTAATGTAGGAAAAAAAGGTGTTGAAGTTCTTTCTAACAAAGCTACTAAAGCAGCAACCAAAGCTGTTAAATCTGGTAGAAGAAGATTTAGTTCATTCTTTAGTAAATCTAGTGAACAACCAGTAGATTATGATGAAGCTGCTAGTGATGAAAATAGAGAGAACAGAATGGAAAATGCAAATGCTGCTGTTGGTGCTGCTAAAACATCAGCTGAACAACAAGCTGCTGTAGCAGAAGCTGCTAAAATAGTAGTAGAAGCAAGAAATGACATAGCATCAGATAATCAGAAGAAAGCATTAGATGAAGCTAAAACTGCTAATGAAATGAGAAAAGAAAAAGAAGAGCAGAAAGAAAAAGAGGAAGAAAAGAAATATCGTGAAGATATGATTAAGGCTACTAATAGCAATGGCGAATCAGTAAATAAATTCAAAAAAGGATGGGATGCAATATTCTCTAAAAAAGGTTTAATTACTGCTGGAGCTTTAATAATTGGTAGCTGGTTAATGAAGAACTTCCCAAGTCTAATGAATGGCTTAATTAGTGGTATAGCTGGTATTGCTAGTACAATAGGAACCTTCGTAGGTGGTACAGTAGGTGATGCTGTGCATGATTATAATTGGACTCAAGAAAATGCCACAAGAACTAATGGTAATAATTCTGACCAAGAGATGCAACGAGAAATCAATGAAATTAAAAAAGGTAATGTATTTACTGATGATATGGGTGATGCTACTCATAATACTGAAGGTAGATTAAAACTCGGTGCTAATATAGTCAAAGGTGCAGTTAAAAATCCTATTATCAAGAAAATTGCTAAAGGCGGTGCAAATGTAGTTAAAAAGCTTGGTGGAGGTATTGGAGGTGCAGTTAAAAATGCATTATTCTCTAAATCTACCACAACTCAAGTAATGAAAACTGGAGAAGCCCTTGAAAATGCAAGATACTTATATGAGCGTGGTGCAACTGGTATTGAAGGATTATACGATGATATCACCGTAGGTAAAGATGGTATCGTTACAAAAGCAATAAATAAAGTTAGTGGCGTAGGTGATGATATTGGTAAACTTATAGCTCAGAAAGCAGAAAAGGGTGATGGTCTATTATCTAAAGTATGTAAATACATTCAGAAATTCTTTGATTTAATAACAGAGAAATTTGCTAAGAAAACTGGTCAAGAAGCTAGTGAAAAAGTATTTAAATACGGACCTACTGCTATCATAGGTGCTCTTAAAAGTCATTGGGATGAATTAGCAGAAAAGATGGCAGCTAAAATATCTGCTGTTACTGGAGCTCATGTAACTGGTGCTGCTGTTACCGCTGGTTTAACTGAAGTTGCATTTGCATCATTAAATGCTTTAAATGGTCTTTCTGGTACAGCTAAACTTTTCCAAGTTGCTCCAGATAAAGTAGATGGTAATATGAAACTTATTGCTTCTGTATTCGGTCTTATTACTGGTACAACTCTTGGTAGTATAGTTGATGTTATACTTTCATTAGTTGGTGGAGCAATGGGTGTGGATCTACTACATTCTATGGCTGTTGGATTATATAAAGTATTAGTTGGTGCTGATTCAGAAAAAGCTAAAGCATTAGATAATGCTCAATCAGAGTGGCAAAGTGCTTATCTTGAGCAGAGAGATGGTAAACTACAGCAACAATATGAAACTCAAAAGAAAGCTGGAATTATTGGACCAGATGTTACATATGACCAATTTGTAGAAGGCGTTAAAAATGGTACTTATAAAGCATCATATAAATCTTTCCAAGATTGGAATACTGAAAAGAATGGTTCTATAATGGATAAGGCTGCTACTGTAGTTGGTAGAACTGTTAAAGGTGCTGCATACAGATTTGGTAAATTCTGGAATGGTGAAACTAGTTATACTGATGATAAAGGAAATACATATAAGAAGAATCAAGATGGTACTTATCAAGTTACTGGAGCAGATGGTTCTGATCTAGGTTATGTAAGTGCTGAATCAGTAGATGTATCACAAATGACAGAAAATAAAAAATCTGGATTTGGAGCTAAGATAGCAGGAGTTGCTAAAGGAATAGGAAGCGGTGTTAAATCTTTTATAGACGGTCAATTAAAATTAGGAAAACAGATAAGATCTGGTATAGGTGGTGCAGTAAAAGGTGCTGCTAAAGCCTATATGAAGTTTTCAGGTCTTGATAAAATATTTAGTAAAGAAAAAGATGTATTTTATGATGCAGATGGTTCTTTCTATGATGTAGATGGACAGCATTATACTGCCAATGGTACTAAACTAGATACGATTGAGAAAACTCAACTGCAATATAAAGTTAATAGTGGTCAGCTTATCAAAGGTACTTATACTATGGAAAAATCTAAATTTGAAGAATCTATAGATAAAGCAAAAGAAGGTTTAGGTAAAGCATGGGATACAGTATCAGATGTATTAGGTGGAGCATGGGAAAAACTTAAAGAAGGTGCTAGTAAACTTCCTGGATTCTTTAGTAAAAATAAAGGTGCTGTTATTGGTTCAGTGTTGGGTCCTGTAGGAACTTTAATAGGACACGGAATAGATAAATTATTCAGTAAAGAAAGAAAATGCTTCTATGATGTGGATGGTTCATATTATACTCCAGATGGAAAGCATTATACTGCAAGTGGTGATGAAATACCAGATGATTCTGTTGATAGTACAAAATTACAGTTAATGGTTGCATCGGGACAATTAAAACCAGGTACTTATAAAGTTGATAAATCTACTGGTGAAAAAATACTTGATAAAGGTAGAGAAATGATTAGTGGTGCTTGGAATAAAGTTACTAATGTATTAAGTGGTGCTTGGAAAGGACTTACCGATGGAGCAGAAGCATTAGCAAATTCTCCACTAGGTAAATTAGCTGGAGAAGGATTTAATCAATTAAAAAATATTGCAGGTACTATGTTTAAATCATTAACTAATGTATGCTGGATTGATAGTGATGGTTCATACTATACACAAACAGGTGAAAGTTATAATCATTATACAGCAAGTGGTGATCTTATTGGAGAAGGAATTGATTCAGAAACTGTAAATGGTATGATTTCTTCTGGACTTCTTGTAAAAGGAGAAGTTCCAAAAGAACAAAGATTAGGTACTCAGTTTACTACTACTATTGGATTATTGAAAGATAAGATTAGTAAAGTTGCTGGATTATTTAATGATGTAGCTAGTAAAGTCGGTGAAACTGTTAGTGGATTCTTTAATAAAGTAAAATCTGCTGGTGGTAATATATTAGGTATGATTGGTGGTTTATTTGGTGCTAAAACTAAAAAAACTGCATGGTACTATAATGATGGATCTTATTATGTTAAAATAGGTGATAGTTATACTTATTATAACCCATTAGGTGATGTTATTCGTGAGAATGTGCCTAAGAATGATATCGAACAAATGATTGCATCTGGCTTACTTACAGAAGGTGAAGCAAATGTAAAAGATACAACTTTATCAAATGGACTTAAGAACCTAGGTCAAAAAGCTAAAGATACTTTTAGTAAAGGAATGGATGCAGCTAAAAATGCATGGAGTAACTTTACTAAATGGCTTAGTGGTGGAAACAGCGGTGGTTCTGGTACTGGTGGATTTGGAAAAGGAACTAAAAGGTCTATTAAGTATGGTGGATTTGGTGATGTTGTAAATGGTGCATCATATTTCTCACAGAATGACCCAAGATGGGCTGGTAAAGCTTATAATATGGGTGCTGATGATGCTACTATGGCTAATGCAGGTTGTGGACCTACTGCTATGGCAATGGCTGTTAATACAGCTAAAGCAAGACAAGAAGTAACACCATTACAGATGGCTAATATGGCTAAAGTTACTGGTAATAGAGATGAGACTGGTACAAATAGCAAGTTTATTGGTCAAGCAGCAACAATGAGTGGACTCTCCACTTCTCAAATTAATAACCCTAGTGGATTTGATATTTCCAGAGGAGTTGCTACAGGCAATCCAGTAGTTTTATTAGGTAAAGGTGGAAGTACCTATACTAATGCAGGACACTATGTAGTTGCAGTAGGACAAGATAAGAGTGGAAATATCTTAATAAACGACCCTAGAGGTAAGAGTTATTCAAAAGCAGTTTCTCCTGAGAAACTAAATGGAAATACTATTTCTGCATGGTCTGTAGGTAATATGGATCCATATTTAAAACAAATGGGTCAAGCTAAATATGATCTCATAAAAGGTGGTAGAGGTGGTATAACTTCATCTAAGATTATTGCAATTGCTAAGAATGAACTTGGTTATATGGAAAAAGATAATGCTAAAAATCTTGATGTTAAAACTGGTGGTGGTTCAAAGAATTTCACAAAATATGCAAGAGATGTCGGACACGCAAACGGTCAACCTTGGTGTGCTACATTTGTTACTTGGGTATTCTTACAAGCAGCAGGAGGTGATAAAGCCCTTGCATCAAATACAACATACGGTGCAACAACTGCAAGTTGTGGTGCTAATGTTAGTAAATTTAAAGCTGCTGGTAAGTGGCTACAACCTGGACAAACACCTAAACCAGGTGATGTTATATTCTACAAGTGTTCACATACTGGTGTTGTTGTTGGTGTTAATGGTTCTACAGTATATACTATAGAAGGAAATACATCAGGTGGTAACGCTATTGAAAGAAATGGTGGACAAGTAGCACTTAAAACTAGACAGGTTGGAGACCAAGGTATTCTTGGTTGGGGTTCAACAGATGTAACTGTCGATGCTAATATGACAGATGCAAGTTCTGTATCATCAGATGTATCTGGAATAGCATCATCTGCAACATCTGGAGGAGCAACTACAACATCAACTAGTGGTAGTATGCAAAATGAGAGTAAGATGAGTAAAATATCATCACTTTTATCTGGTCTAGCTACAGAAGCTGGAAATAGATTATTGGGTGGTGATACATCTAATACAGATTTCTCATCAGTAATTAATCCTATAATAAATCCTACAGCGGGTAATGAAGTTAGTGGAGAAGCTGCTATGAATGTTGGTGGTTCAGAAGCTACTGGATTCCCTACAGCAGTATCCAGTGGACAAAAAATTCCTCCAACACCTGCTGATGTACTGCATAAAACTGATATTAAGAAACTTCCTATGCTTGATCAATATAGTATCGAAAAAATAATTTCTACTAGATTAGCTGGAAAAGATTCTGTAGTAAAAGTATCAGATGCTGCTGCTATTAAAGCTGCTCAGGATAAATATGGAATAAGTGCATTAGCATTATTAGGTATAGCAACTCAGGAATCTGGTTTAGGTACATCTAATATAGCTAAAAGAAAATATAACTTATGGGGTTGGGGTGCTACTAATGTTAATCCATCAGGTAATGCAAAACAATGGTCATCTGTTGCTGAAGCGTTTGATGGTTATACATATGCACTAAACGAAAAATACTATAAGAAGAGAAACGAACATTCGTTATTAGATATATCAGGTCTTGGTGGTGGTGCTAAGATTGGATATGCATTTACAGATGCTGCTGGTAAGAATGTGGATAGACAATGGGGACCAAATATAAGTAAAGCAATGAGTAAATATCTTGATTATGGTCTTACAGCTTCTGCAAGTACTGGTGGTGCTGGTAGAGGAATAAAGAAAACTGGTGGATTTGGAAGTGCAAATATATCTAATAGAAATAGAAGAAGAATAACTAAAGCAACTACTAATGCTAGAAATTCTATGACTGGTGGATTTGGAGCTAGTGTATCAACAAGTGATTTATTATCATCTACATCTAACTCTAATAATATAAGCAATTATATTAAAACAACACCAGATAATAGTACAGAAGAAATTCTTATCAACGCATTAGAGATTTTATCTGCTATTGCAGTTAATACAGGAACAACTTCATCAAAGCTTGACTTGCTTAATAATTTAAAAGGAAATTCATCTACTTCATCAGGAGGAACTAATAATATAGTTGTAACTGGTGGAAATAATGATAATACTGCAAAGAATTTTAATGCAAATACCGTAGCAACGAATAATGTAACTAAAAATGAATCAACTGCAAGAGCTATAGCAAAAGGTGGATATTAATCACCTTAAAAACAAGAGGATAAGCCTAGATTAATTTCTAGGCTTATCCATTATTTAAAGGTGGGATAAATTTATGGCTAAAGTAAAAAAGAAAAAAACGAATAGGAAAAAAGAAGTTCCAAAGAGAACTAGTTCTAATAAAAAATCTACCACAAAATCAAGTAATAGTAAAGCACGAATAAGAAGATCATCTTCTGGAGCTACTAGTGCTACTAAAAATATATCAAATCTCTCTATGAGATTATTTGGAATACCATATCAATTTACTGATATAGTAGATCCACGACTAAAAAGTATTTCTCCAACTATTGGAAGAAATTATACTGAGCATATTTTAATGGAAGCTCCTGTATGTACAATAATTCCAGGAAATCCTTCATTCCTACCAGCTGCATCTAAAGAGAATAAAATGAGTACAGCTCAAGCATTATTAGCTGGTAATGATGTTGTAGGAATTAATAACTTGCTTGGAGATTTGAAAGAAGGAGAAATGAAGTTATATGACTTCCAACCAGATTATCATGAATATATGAACTATGTAAATGCAATGTGTCGATGTGGAGCTACATTCTTACAATTGGGTGATGATACTGATGGAATTACAGGTAATAGTAAACCTAAATCAAGTTCATTTGAAATGTTTGATTGGAGACAATATAGATGGAATGAAAGAGCAACCCAATCATTTCGCAGTAGATGGAGCTCTAAGAATGTAAGATTTTCTTTTCATCAAACTGATGATGAAAATAATAAATCTGGCGAAACTTTAACATCACTAGCTAAAAGTTATAATTATATCCAATTCTATATAGATTCTGATGTATCGCCTGATGAAAGTCTTCAAAATAGTACTGGTGCATCTACATTCAAAGGAATGCTAGATCAAGGGTCTGGTGTTATGAAAGATATAGCATTTATGGCTAATTCTGGCGGTATAGATTATAAGACAATTGAAAGTTTTGGTGAAGGTCTTACATCAGCAGTTCAATCTGGTGTTGGTGCTATTCTTGGAAGTAATGGTATATCATCATCACTGAGTAGAATAATAAATCTCAGTTCTGAAACTCTTAAAGGAAATAATTTAATTATTCCTGATATATACCAAAGTAGTGAATATTCAAAGAGTTATTCATTTACAGTACATTTAAAATCACCATATGGTACAAGATTTGGTTATTATTATAATATTTTTGTTCCTATGATGCATTTATTAGCATTAGTAATGCCAAGACAACAATCTGCAAACTCATTTAGTTCACCATTCTTAGTAAAAGCCTATGTTAATAATACATTTACATGTAATCTAGGAATTGCTAGTAGTATTAGTATTCAAAAAGTATCTGATTCATTTAGTACTTCTGGATTACCATCTGAAGTAGATGTTACTCTAAACATAACTGATTTGTATTCAGATCTTATGATGTCTCCAAGTAATAAACCGAAAATGTTTATAGAGAATACATCATTAGTAGAATATTTAGCAGGTTCATGTGGACTGGATTTAACTTCTCCTAATATAGATTTAAAATGGGGTAAGACATTACATGCATATGCAGCCGCAGTAAAAGATATACCAACTAACTTAATAGGTCCGTTCGAGCAGAAAGTGAAAGATATTATTTCTTCTACTATAGGAATGGGTGTATAATGAACATAGAGAAAGAGTATAATAAACTATATGGAGATATTCCTAAATATAATAATGAAAGAATAGATTACTTATTAAAAGATACTAATCTTAAAAGGAATAAATTAAAAGTATATGATGAAATACAAAGAATAAATAGTATTAAATGGAAAAAGAAATCATTTACTCTTTATATTATCCCTAAAGCAACTCCGAGACCAAGGAGCGGAAAGAATGGAATATTCTATGTAAAAGGAGCTTCTGATAATAAAAAATTCTTTAAAGAGTTTATTAAAGATAAAGAATTAGAGATAATAAATACTCCATGTAAAATAGAATGTATATCATATTTACCTATATCAAAATCAATGAATAGCGTAAATAAGGTATTAGCTGAATTAGGATTTATTAGACCTATAAGTAAACCAGACTGGGATAATTTAGCAAAAGCATATTGTGATATGATACAAGGATATTTATTAGAAGATGATGCTTTGATAATAGAAGGAATATCTAAAAAATATTATTCAATAAAACCTAGAGTAGAAATTACAATAGAGTGGATGGAATCATTTGATTGTAAATATAATGAAGATAAAATAATAAGTAAGATACATAAGTAGAATTATATCTACTTATGTATCTATAATACCGTATTTTTAATATCTATATATATATATCATTTTTATAGAAATAATACACTGAGCTATCGGTAACGGGCAAAGGAGAATTAGCATGACAGTTTTTAATGAATTTGACAATGGTGTTTACTTTGTTTCAGAGGCTGTGTACAGAGCTGAAGAAATAGTAGCTAGTAGCAGTAATAGTTTTTCCAGAGATGTTATTAAGAAATCTATAATTGATATCTACCATGAGATATCTCATAGGAAAAATATGATTACTCGTTATGTCCAGAAGAATAATGAATGGTTTTTTAATAAGAAGCCTGACTGGATAAAGTCTGCGTGGACCGAGATTAACAATCTCGAGTTCCTCAAAGACAATTTAGTAGCTAGGTTATAAACCTAGCTACTTTTTTTTATCCTTCATATCCATCAGCCCATGAAACTAATAATCCTCTATTCTTTAAAGGTAATGGTTGTTTCATAGCTTTTATTCTATAATCAGTTAATATTTTTTTTATCTTCATTAATTGATCTATTGTATGTGGAATACTATATTCTCTTGCTGTTTTTGGATCTGATAATATTGCTATATAATAATCAACTAAATCTAATTTATGATGTATATAAGCAACTATCATCATTCTATCATTTTCATCTTGTATAGTATTTATCTTACTTCCTATATAATCTATTTCTACAGGATCTATTCTCTTTAATTCTTTCTTAAATAAAAAGAATTCTGTATAATATCCATCTTGTATAGTTTTCTCTCCACACTCAATAAAGTAATTAACTTTCTTTTCATTAAATACTGAATTATTTTCATCTAATCCATATATTCTATCTATATAATTTTCAACAAAGTCTTTTAAATATTTACTAGATACATCTTCTTTAAATCCAAATAATCTATTCTTACTTAATTCAATATTTCTTTGTCTTAAATCATCTACTGTTGCAATAGCTAACTTAACATCATTAACTATCTTATCATTTAATGATTGTCTACCACCAGATCTACTTACTATCATTACTTTCTTTAAAGCATTCATTAAATCCTGTCTATAACCCATTTTAGCAGCAAATGAATCTGCTTCTATTTCATCTTTTATATTGGGACCATCTTTAGTATAATCTGATATACAAGCATCTAATATTGGTATAGATAAAATACTTCTAAATATCTTATCTTTAAGCATCATCTTATTACTAAATTTAGCTTTAAGTAATTCATATTTTATTATTAGACTTATTCTGTTTGGAATAGATGTTGATGCTACTATATGACCTATTTCATGTAATAGCATAGCTGTTAATTCTTTAGGAGTAAATGATATAGGTTTATCTAATAATATTCTTTCATCAATTTCTATGTTCCAGAGTTTATTTAACTGCCATAATTTCTGTACTGATTGAATATCATCATTTTCACTAATAGCAGATATAATTTTATCTACAGTAGATACATCAGGAAATACTGACATAATAAAATAAAGATTTCTATCATTCTTTTCTACTGGAGTAATTGATATATTAAAAATAAAATCAGGTAATCCTGCTTCTAAAGATCTTTTTATTATATCTAATCCTTTTGGATTATTCTTATTCTCTTTAAGAACTTGAAAAGAAGCTTCTATATCATTAATCATATTTCGATTAAGTTTATTAATCATATTTGATATAATCCTTTCATTATAAAGTAAACTATTAATGCATTGTGTTTTATAGTCATATATACAATAATTCAATTATAATATTTTTTTATTAAGGAAAGGAAATAAAAAATGGCTATTAATGAATTTGAGAAAGTATCATATGATCAATTTAAGAAGGATATGTTTAAATATTATCCAAAACTAAAAGATGTCCAAGACATTGATAGTACTATCAAATCAATGTATAATGATATCAGATTACCTAAGAGAGCAACTACTGGATCGGCTGGATATGATTTCTTTTTACCATTCGGAATTAGTATAGATGTTGGAGGAATGTTAATAATACCAACAGGAATTAGAGCTAAGATAAAAGATAATAAACACCTTCAATTACATCCTAGGAGTGGGCAGGGATTTAAATATCATTTAATATTTGCAAATACTGTTGGTATAGTTGATTCAGATTATTATAATAGTGATAATGAAGGTCACATTATGATTGAATTAATTTATGATGGATTTAGAAATGATAGTTTAGGGTATATAAATATTCCAGATAATAATGGTAATAAGAAACTATATGAATTCACTAAATTAGATATACCTAGATATATAGATTTTGATAAAGGAACTGGAATTTGTCAGGGAATATTTGTAGATTATGATTTAATTGAAAATGATGAAACAAATGAAATTAGAAATGGTGGATTTGGAAGTACTGATATCCGTTAATTGAATATATATATATATCATCTTCTTGTAATAATAAAAATTATATAACTTGGAGGTGTTATATGTTTAGCAAGAAAGCAACTGTTACAAAAATCAATGATGAGTATAAATGCAAGATTTTTGATCTTGTATGTAATTTTAGCTCATCATATGATTTCTATTTCACGAGCGGACCGTGTGGATTTTCTGTATTGGCTTATGACAAAGCTGATACGGAAAAGTCATATAAAATTATTAGATATGCTGATGGAGTGTTGAAAATACACACATTAGTATCTGTAATGGCTAAATCTCGAGAATTTAAAAACCTGTATGATTATATCAAAAAGGCGGGTATTGTTGTAGGTAAATTACCACTCGACCATCTAATTAAACTTGCTGTTGCAAGCAAATTAGTTTAGGTCTAAGTGGTAAATAATTATAAGAAGAGTTCTATCTGTAGAACTCTTCTTATTTTTTTATTTCTTATCATCACCTTTATCATCATTTGATGTATCATTTCCACCATTGTCTGTATTAGTAGGTTCTTTATTATCTCCACTATTATCTTTTGGTGTATCAGACCCATTATTATTCTCTTCATTTTGCATTGCTTTATTTTCTTTACGCAATCCAAAAACATCAGCTATAAATCTAAGAATATCTATAACGCGGTCACCAGCCCATTTTTTTAATTTCTGCAAAAAAGTTAAATCATCATCATTTTCATTATTATCTTCTTTTTTTGGATCTTCCATTACTTTATTACATAAATCAATAGCACCTTGCTTGATTCCATTCCATATATTTTTAGCATCACTTACTTTAGCATCAGCAGCTCTCCTTGCAAGTTTTACAACTTTACGCTTAATGTAAGTCTTTAAAAATATACCACCTGCAAATATTGCAAGTTTACCAACACCAGTTTTAGTAAAATTGGATATTAGAGATTTTATTCTTCCTAATATACCTTTACCATCTTTAGCTATCTCATCTATTCTTGTATCATATTCTACTAATTCATTCTGATTCTTTTTTCTACTACCTGTTAAGAATGAAGTAATTTTATCCAATAGCTTTCTAAGAGTATTCTCAAACCACTGAGCTATTCTACTAATAATACCTTTCTTAACTTCAGCTCTTTTCTTAACAGCCTCTGTATAAAGATCTTCTAAATCATCATATGAACCATTCTCTTTGAATACTGTAACTTCAGCATCTCTGATAGATTGATTATATCCAAGTTTCATCATGGAGATAGCAGTATCTATTCTGGAACTCTCGTTTTCCATCCATACTGCTTCTCTATCCCAACTCAACATATCATTCATTATAAATATATTCCTTTCATATATTCTATATTAAACGCTTGTTTTTATAAGGATTAATAATCCTTTTTACTTAATTATAAATTAATTATATGAAAGGATTATTATAAATGATTAAATTAGAAAAAGTTTCAGTAATGAATTTTGAAAATGCCATTAGAGGAGCAAGAAACCCAATGAATTCATGGGATAGGATGGATAGTCATTATGATGAAAATAATAATTTTATTCTAGGAGAAAATGATTTATCATTAGCAACTAGATTAAGAAATGCTGGTACACCAGATCATAGAAAATTCTTAAGACAGATCTTTGTATCGGTAGATATAACTGCTCCATTATATTGGTGGAAAGAGTATGATACATATAAAGTTTCTACTGTAGCAAATTCAACTTCTACAATGCATAAGATTCATTCTAAACCATTTAAGTTAGATGATTTCTCACACGAACATTTAACAGATTATGGATTAGAAACTTTAAAGAAATTAATAAAAGTATTAGAGGATTTTAGATTATGGTATAATGATGATATGGGTAATCCAAAAAAAGAATGGTATAATATAATCCAGTTGCTACCAACTAGTTATAATCAAATGAGAACTTGTACTCTGAATTATGAGACACTCATAAATATTTATAAATCACGAAAGAATCATAAATTAGATGAATGGAGAGAATTCTGTAAATGGATTGAAACTCTTCCATATTCTAAAGAATTGATAATTTCATAATAATATATTATTTACATGAATCAAATTACTAGAAAGGATGGTGTATATTGTGTGATTAAATCTATTAAGTTAAGAATATATCCTAATAAAACTCAATTAAAGATTATTAATAATACTCTAGGTGCTTGTAACTTTGTAAAGAATAAGTTCTTAGAGTATAATAAGAATAATCATGCTAAAGGTAAGAAATTTACCAATGGATATAATTTTAGTAAAATAATTAATAAATTAAAGAAAGACGATGATAACAAATATACATGGTTGCAAGGTATTAGTAGTACTGCTATACAACATGCTATCATGGATAAAGATAAAGCATATGAAGATTTCTTTATCCATGATAAAGGTTTTCCTAAGTTTAAATCTAGGAAAAGAATGAATAAAGAGTCTTATTACTTTATTAATCAAAACCATACATATTATATTACTAAAAATAGTGTTAAATTGCCTAAATTAAAGAAAGTAAGAATAACTAATGCTGATCAGTTACCAGATGAATATTCTATTATATCTGGTAGGATTATACGTCATTATGATAAATATTATGTTATGTTTATTTATGATGAATATAATGATAATAAAGATATTATTAAAAGAGATATTAAATTAGGTATTGATTTAGGTATTAAGGATTATGCTATAATATATGATGGTAAAGAATATCGTCATTTTAAGCATTTTAAAGAATTAGCTACTTATACAAAGCTTAATAAAAGAATAATTAACTTACAAAGAGTTATTTCTAAGAAAGTAGAATATAATTATGGTAGAAAACTTAATCTTTATTTAGATAAATATCATAAAGAACCTAGTGAAACAGAAAAGAGAATTATGAAAGGAGAAGCCTATAACTTTTCTAACATAAGAAGACTCTTTATTAAAATTAATAAAATTAGAGTTAAATTAACTAATATAAGAGATAACTTTATCAAGCAATTAGTTAATAAATTAACGGCGAGAATCAAGCCATCTAAAATTAATATTGAAGATTTAGATATTAGTAGTATGTTAGAGAATGATAAATCTCATAATTTACATAGACGTACACAAGACTCTAGCTTTTATAAGTTTAAAATCCATTTAATTAATAAATGTACGGAATATGGTATTAAAATAAGATTAGTTAATACTTATTACCCATCTACAAAATTATGTAGTAAGTGTGGTAAAAAGAATAAAGATATTAAATTAGAGGATAGAACTTTTGTATGTAAGAAATGTGGTATGACTATGGATAGAGATGAGAATGCAGCTATTAATATTTATAATTGTAAACGTGAATATTATAAAGTGATCGCTTGAGGCTACGCAAGTTAAAAGACTCCTATGAAGAGTAAAGGTTGAGTAATTAACCAGTAGCAAATGAACCACATAAAGTAATTGATTCATGTAAATAATATTTTTAGTGTAAAGGAGATTAAAAAATGAGAGTAAATGGTTTAATTATTAGTAATAATTATGATATCGACACAGAGAAGAATCTTAAGGATGTAGAGATATTCAATAGTTGCTATTACGATACTGATAACAAAGATATGATTGAATTATCTTCAAAGGTTATTCAGTTATTTAAAATGATTCGTGGGTTTGATATTTATGTAGATAACGAAGATATTACTGAATTATTAGAGAGTATCGAAAATATGTATGAAGAAATTGAAATCCCTAGTTCATTTAATGTATATATGAGATTTTGGTTTAAGCATATAATGAAATCAATCAAAGAAACATGGTTTGATATATATTTTGATGCAGTCGAGATAACATATACAGATGGGATGCAATATAAACACCCTATATCATATCAAATACATACATTGAAGGCATTTTATGAAGTTATTCATACAATATATACAGAACGACAGAAAGACGATGATAATTGATTATGTTAAAATTAAAAAATGTATGTGATGAATATTCAATGTGAGTTTATTACAAATATAATTAAAGACTTTATTTCTAATTAGAAATAAAGTCTTATTTTTTAACGCACTTTTGATATATATATATATATATATTATTTCTTAGTAAATAATAAATTTAAATTTAGTTGACCTATCGGCTTAACGGGGAGAATGGAGTAATTTATGGCAAAGTTAGTTATTGGTAATAATGGAGT